GAGAATTTAAAACGTGTGATGTGTACAGCGCCAGCGTGGGCAGATGGCTTGCCCTTGGCCGCTGAAGTTGAAACTATGAAAAGGTATGGCAAATGAACTTTCTTGAATTTTTAATGTCTTTGGCTCCAGAGGGTGAGACTGCGCTGATCGTGCGTCAAAAACCTATGCTCAAGGATGGTGAGTTGCAGTTTCATGCGGATGGCGCGATCAAATGCACATGGCCTGCCATGTTGCCGGACGCCAAGATCAAAAAAGACTGGGCGATCTACGGCAATACCGCCAGCTTTATTGTTGACCGCTTTAAAGACGGGCATGTGTCAGCGTCTGCCGCCAACTGCGAGTACGTGCTGGTGATGGTCTTGGACGATGTGGGCACCAAAGCCAAAGTGCCGCCGCTTGAGCCGACATGGAAGATCGAAACATCGCCCGGCTCGTTTCAGTGGGGCTATGCCTTTTCAGAGCAGCCAACCAAAGCCGATTTTGCCGCCGCCATCAAGTCTGTGGCCGATGCAGGCTACACCGACAAGGGTGCAGTCAACGCGGTGCGTAACTTCCGTCTGCCCGGCTCGATCAACCTCAAACCCGGTCGTGAGAACTTCGCAGCCAAGCTGGTGGAGTTCGAGCCTGAGCGCGAGTTCACGCTTGACGAAATCTGCACTGCACTTAACATAACACCAGCGCCTGCCGACTCTATTGGCGTGCGCCCCATCCGCTTGTCAGACGATGGCGCTGACGATGTAATGGCGTGGCTGTCGGGCCAAGGTCTGCTCTTGTCCAAGCCTAATCAAGAGGGCTGGGCTGGCGTGATCTGCCCAAATTCAGCCGAGCATACCGACGGCAACCCAGAAGGCCGTTACATGCCCGCCAACCGCGCCTACTGCTGCCTGCATAGTCACTGCCTTGACATTGACTCAGGCGTGTTTTTGCAATGGGTTGCTGACAATGGTGGCCCCAAGCATGCGCCGGGCCTGCGTGAAGAACTGCTGACCATGGCCATGGATCAGGCGCTCTCCAAACTGAACCCGACGGAGGCTTTCCCCGATGCTGGCGCGGCCATCGTCGCTGAGGTCGAGCGCAAGGAACTAGGCCGCATTGAAAAAGAGGGCTGGTGGGAGCGCTTTGCGTACATCCAAGATGATGACGCCTACTTCGACATGAATGACCGCCGTGAGATCGGGCGCGGTACTTTCAACGCTTTGTTCCGTCACATCTCATGCAAGTCAATCCACAATCAGCGCAAGATTGAGGCGTCTGTCTGCTTTGATGAGAACCGTCAGGCCAAGGGCGCGAAGACACTGGTCGGCGTGACCTACGCCCCCGGCGAGACAATCCTTTGTGCCCGTGAGGGTCTGGTCTACGGCAATCGCTGGCGCGATGCCCGCCCTGCCGTGGTGTCTGGCGCGGATGCCTCGCCATGGCTCAAGCACGTTGAGCGCATGATTCCTGACGCCATCGAGCGTGAGCACGTCCTGAACGTGATGGCCTTCAAAGTGCAAAATCCCAACATCAAAGTCAATCACGCCGTGTTGCATGGTGGCCACCCAGGCTCAGGCAAGGACACCATGTGGGCACCGTTCTTTTGGGCGGTCGGCGGTGACTCACTTGCCAACGTCAAGAAGCTGGACAACAAAGACTTGTCAACCCCTTGGGGCTATCACCTCGAATGTGAAGTTCTCATCATCAATGAGCTGCGCCAGCCCGAGGCGTCAGACCGCCGCGCCCTTGAGAATAGTTTGAAGCCCGTGATCGCCGCCCCGCCTGAGTTCTTGTCAATTCAGCGTAAGGGACTCGCCCCCTATGAGGCGGTCAACCGTTTGCAAGTAGTCGCCTTTTCGAATGAGCGCATGGCGATCACGATCCCCTCTAATGACCGCCGTTGGTTTGTTTTGTGGTCTGACGCCCTTTGCATGGAAGCTGACGCCGCGTCCCGTATGTGGGCATGGTACAAGTCTGGCGGGTTTGCATCCGTGGCGGCGTGGCTTGCATCCCGTGACGTGTCCGCGTTCAATGCGGGTGCTGCGCCCCCAATGACTGAGGCCAAGGCCATCATGGTCGAGACGGGCATGTCTGGTGCTGAGTCGTTCCTCGTTGAGATGATGAGGGCGCGTCTGGGTGAGTTTGCGTCTGGCGTGCTGGGCGGGCCGTGGCAGTCAACGTGCGACCGTCTGACGGGCGTGGCCCCCGCCGGTATGAAACTGCCCGTGGCGGCCTTGTTGCATGCGTTCCGTGAGGCGGGCTGGGTTGACATGGGCCTGCTCAAGTCGCGGGCACACACGACTAAAAAGCACGTTTTCTGCGCCCCTGACATGGTCAACCGTTCCAAGTCAGAACTGAGGGACGCCTGCGAGCCTGACGGCAAGTCACCTTTGATGAAGTTGGTGAAGTAAAAAAGAAGGCCCCGATTAAGGGGCCTTTTTAAAGTGTGGCAACTGTTACAAGTCAAGGAGAATGGCAAGTAACGCCGCCAGTATAACGGCGATCAGTAGCACCATGTCAATAGCTCCTTGTCATGGCCTCCAAAGCCCCGCGATTAAGCAACCGCCGCGCCTCTGGGCCTTCGGCTTGGGCGCGTTTGTACTCGTGCTCGTTGGCCTTGCCGCGTTCATGGCGATAACCAAGGTCGATGTAATAGTGTTCGGTATAGGTCAACGGCCTGAACGGTGCCAGTGCTTCCCTCATGATGTCATTCATTTGAGCGCCTCCGTCAAGATACATTGAGCCGTGTCGATGTCGCCCAGCTTTAAGGCGTCCAAGGCTTGCACAATGGCCTGCTTGGGCGTGATCTTGCGCGCCTTGGGCGGTGGTGGCGTCCAGTCGGCGTCTAATTCCTCCAGCACTTCCGGCGCGCTTGCGTCGTATAGCGTAGGCACTTGCCAAAGGTTTTCGCACGTGTGCCCGCATTCAATCATCTTTTTATTGTCATTCAGGCGTGCATAGCTTTGGATGTAATCGCCCGTTGTCATGCCTGACATCCACTGCGGGTAGGCCCTGCGCTCAGGCGTTGATCTAATCTTGGGCGGCTTGTCCATTAAGCGCCGATATTCTGCGGCATTCTCAGGGCGGCATTTAACTTTGATATTGTGGTGTGTGAATTCGATCATTTTAGGCGTCCCAATCTTCGGTTGTTAGTTTGATATTGCAAAAATCTTTGTGCTCGTCGTTGACGTGGGCGCGCACCAGTGTGCAAATGGCCTCGATCAATCTATGGTCTACGAGGTCGTCAATCGTGAAAGTGGCAAACGGCTCCGCGTCAATGCCCTCGGGCGTGAATGCGTTGCCTCTGTGAAAAGTTATTTTTGTGCGGTCGTAGTGGCTCATATCTTTTTTATCCGGTAGTCTGAAGGGTTGTAATCTTCTAAAAAGTTATTTTTCGCGGCGTGCGCCATGTCGTCGAGAAAATCCGCCAATTCTGCGGCGGCCTCCGCGTAGGTTTGGAAAATGTGCGGCTCCACGCCGTCATGTGTCCAAGTGTTTTCCCATGTGTTGCGATAGGTCAAGGTTTGCACTTCATAGGCCATCCTCATCACTCCAAAAGTTAAAAAGGCGGTCGCACAAAATGCACCGTTCAATGGTGAATTCGTCGCGGGCTTCTAAAAGGTCGGTTCGCGCCCCGTCAAATGGGCACGTGTTGGGCTGATCTCCGGCGATTAGGTCAATCGGCTGCTTGAATTGTTTTGGGTTCATATTTCCTCCACCGTGGTGTCTGTCCATTCGCCCGTGTGCAAGTAGTCGCCTTCGTCGCGTTGCAACATACCAAGGGCGATATTCTCGGCCTCGGTTTGATCTTGAGCTTCTACGGTGTAATTGGCCCAAGTTTCGTATTTAAAACAAACTTCAAACGTTTTCATGCTACGGCCTCCGCGTTCATAAGGTTGCGCCGGGCGGCTTTGTGCGTAGCGCGAATCAATAGGCGCGCGACTGCCCCCCGGTATTCAGTAGGCCAATACTGACCAACACAATAGTCGAGATCAAAGCCGCCGGGCGTGCGTTCAATGGTCAACCGTTCGCCTTTGCTGCATTCAATCAGATCGTCATCAGTGACGCCCGCATAATAAGCGGCGAGAATGGCCTCACGCACGCGGCGCAGATCGTTTGTAATATCGCGGGCTTCGCGGAAATAAGCCGCCCGCCCGTTTTTATCTTGCCAGTCGCGGCAATAGTCGCGGAAATCAAGCCCCGGATTTTTCGCGGCGTATGCGGCAAGCATGCGAAGGGCTTGAGGTTGCGCCTCAATATCAACCCATGATGGAAAAAGAGAGATTGTGCGTTTGTTCATGTTAGCTCCAAAGAATGTCAAAATAGGCCAACGCGCCCACGGTTAAAAGTAAGCCAATGGCCACGGCGGCGGCGATGTCATAAATTGTTTGTTTCATGGCTTAAGCCCTCCAGATTGAAAACGCGCCGTTATATTCGCGCCATGCGGTAACGGGTAAGGCCAATGCGTGCCATGTGCCGCCGCATTGACGTAAAACGCAAATAGTGCCTTTTGGGTGACCGGCGTTAAAGTAGTTCATTTTGTTTGTTCCTTAATTTGTGCTTCAAGTTTGACAATGGCGCGTTTAACGCGCTCAATTTGTACGGGGTTTTGGCTTTGCTTTAAAACTTGACGTTGCCAAAACAGAGAGTTTTCTAAAACTTTGAGACTTGTCATACATTCACCGCCTTTGCAAAGTTAGGGGCTTCGCCGTTATAAGTTGCAACGCGAAAAGAATGAAAACCGGCGGCGGTCGCGGCGGCTTTTACTTTCTCAATATCGGCGGGCGTTTTGCAATTTGTAGCAAGTAGCGACTCCATGTAGTCGCGCGTTTCGCCGCGTTCGAGGCCATAGATTAGAATTTGTTTCATGTTTTGCCCTTTACTTTAGATTAGGTTTTACCGTTGCATTGTTTGCGCCGGTGTAAATATTGTAAAAGAATCTTTTACATTGTCAACAATTATTTTCTAGGGATAAACCCTAACATGTGTGCAACGGTGTGCGGCATGTGTGCGGCGTTTGCGTGCCTCAATGACCTACGCTCAAAGCTATATGCAATAAGGCTTTTCTCTATTTGTGTGTCAATGTGAGTTATTAAAAAGATCATCTATAAAAATATGTCTATGTTATGTTAAGTCGCAATACGCCGTGGAGCCAGCGCGATTGAAAAGTGCCGGAACAATGACTCACATCACCCACAAACCGCGTGCACAAAGTTCGTGCCTTTTCCGCGTGGGTGTTTGTGGGTTATGAAAAGGGAATGGCCCACAATGACACACAAACTACAAAGCCACGCAAACCGTGCGACACAATGACGCGATGCAACGCGCCCACAATGACCACGTGACACACAGGGTAAACCCTAATGGCATGTTGCTTGCGGCCAAGGGGGAGGGGGTAGGGCCGAGCGCATAGGGCCAGCAAAAACGTAGCGATCACGAACAATTTTTTTTCTTACAGAATTTTTATTTTTTGTTGTAAACTCACAACCACTCGCAAACGCGCAGGAGAACACATGTTCCATTCGATTCCATTTACACCGCGCAAGGTCGAAGCGACAGAGTCGCGCTTGAAGGCGGTATATGACGCGGCCAAGCTGGGCCTCAAAGGCGACGCGCTCGCATTGGCCGCAGGCATGCTGCCTATTGAATACAGACAACTTACGCAACTTGACCCCGTGGTGGAACTCGCCGCGCAAAAGGGCAAAGCTGACGGCGAGATCGAGTTGTCCCGCACACTCCATCAGGCCGCCGCAAATGGCGATGCCAAGGCAGCGCTAGAAATCCTTAAACATCAACACGGCTGGGTGGCCAAGCAGGCCATATCTGTCGAAGTCGATCAGCGCATCTCCATCACTGGCGCGCTGGCCGAGGCGCAGAAGCGCGCGTTGGAAGTGATTGATGTAGAAACTATTGAGCCAACACTAAATGCAATCGACCATATACAGCGCTGAAGACGAACAGGAACTCATGGCGCGTCTGTGGGCGCCAGCGATCAAGGACAACCCGCTTGCGTTTGTGATGTTCGCCTTTCCTTGGGGTCAACCCGGCACGCCGCTGGAGCATTTCAAAGGCCCACGCAAATGGCAACGCGAGGTTTTGCAAACCATCGCCGACCACATCAAAGCCAATCAAGGGCTGATGGACTTCAACACCCTCAGACATGCGGTCAGTTCTGGCCGTGGTATTGGTAAGTCAGCGTTAGTCAGTTGGATCACAATTTGGATGTTGTCTACCCGCATAGGCTCGACGACCATCATCTCGGCCAACTCGGAAAGCCAACTTAGGTCAGTCACATGGGCCGAGATTACCAAGTGGCTAGCGACCGCCATCAACAGCCATTGGTTTGAAGTCTCGGCAACCAGACTGATGCCAGCCAAGTGGCTCACGGAACTGGTCGAGCGTGATCTTAAGAAAGGCACGCGCTACTGGGGCGTCGAGGGGCGGCTGTGGTCAGCGGAGAATCCCGACGCTTACGCGGGTGTCCACAACTTCGACGGTGTGCTGGTCGTGTTCGACGAGGCCAGCGGTATTGACGACAGCATCTGGGCGGTCACAAGTGTATTTTTCACGGAAAATACGCCTAACCGTTTCTGGATGGCGTTTTCCAACCCACGGCGCAACACTGGGTACTTCTACGAGGCGTTTAACAGCAAACGGGAGTTCTGGACGACCAAGGTGGTGGACGCCCGCACAGTCGAAGGGACGGATAAGCAGGTCTACCAGCAGATCATTGACGAATACGGCGCTGACTCATCACAAGCCCACGTCGAGGTCTACGGTCAGTTCCCGTCCGAGGGTGACGATCAGTTCATATCGGCAAGTCTTGTGGACGAGGCGATGAAGCGGCCCAAATACCAAGACCAAAGCGCCCCAATAGTGATCGGCGTAGACCCAGCCAGGTTCGGAGCAGACGCGACGGTCATCGCTATCAGGCAGGGACGGGACATTATCGCCATTCAGCGCCACAGGGGCGACGACACCATGACGGTAGTTGGCCACGTCATTGAGGCAATTGAGGAATACAAACCCGCGCTGGTCGTGATTGACGAGGGCGGCCTCGGGGCAGGCATTGTGGATCGCTTGAAAGAGCAGCGCTACAAGGTCAAGGGCATCAACTTCGGCAATAAGTCCACAAATCCCATTATGTACGGCAACAAAAGGGCTGAAATGTGGGGCAAGATGAAAGATTGGCTGAAAACTGCCTCAATTCCGCTTGACAGATTCCTCAAAACTGA